TCCAATCACCAATAGGCTTGTGGATCCGACTACAGACAAGAGTCTTGAAATCCTCCATCACCTCCAGAAGGTGCAGGAAGACCTCGTCGTGCCACTCTGCGATAACTGACACCAACCCCTCGTCCTCTGTGTCTCTGGCGGCCCTGTGGTAGGCAATGCGGAGGTATATCAACAGGTCTTTGAGTTCCTGCAACTCCAACTCCTCGTAATGAAGATCCCTTAGTCCACCGCCGCCAGAAGCCGCAGCCTGCTCGACGTACAGCTTCGCAGTGTCTTCTGGGGTGCCAAACAGGAACATGTAAACCTTGCGGGTACTCCAGTATGCCTATCAGCGCATGCGACGACGACGAATCTTGGTCAGGGATACCAGCATGTCGCTTGCAGTCTTGTTAGGATTGACAGACTGCACGGTAACGTTGTTCATGATGCTGTCACCGTGGCTGATGGCCGCGGCTCTTGCCCCACCAACCGATCGCCCGGCGATACCAGCGTTACCGTTGATCTTGATGCCGCCAGTAGGAATGTCGAGCTGGCTGGTGAGGTGGGCCGGAATGATTGTACCGTCGGAAGGCGCCCTCCACTTACCGTAAGCCGGAGCGTTGATCATGCTCAGTCGACCACTTGCGCTCAAGAAAGCCTCCTTACCAAGCTCATTAACCTGGGCCAGGGTGCCGCCAGCAATTGCGCCACCAGAAGCGAACGCAGGGATCGCTGCTGTATTGCCTTGGGCCATCTTCTTGCTGGCATTACCCGTCTTCCTTCTGGCCTCCTCGTCATAGTAGCTATTCATTGCAGTTTTGGCGGCTTGCCATTTGCTGACCATCGCATCGCGAACCTGTTCCTCATAGGTGATCATGTTTTCAGTCCGGAACCGCGCTTCGTCAAGACTTAGGTCGCTGTTAGCTTTCTCCTCGGTGAAGTAGGCCTCTTGCTCCGCCATAAGTTCCTCCCAGCGCTGCTTCTGGTTGTCGTGATACCACTGATGGATGGCCTCTTTGTCCTTAACCCCTTGCAGCTCTTTCTTTTGGTTCTCAAGCACTCTGTTCTCTTCCTTTTCCCCAGCCTTCTTCTGCTGAAGCCTTCTCGTCTCCGCTGCCTCAAGCTCCTTCTCCTGCCTCAACCTGGCGTTGGCAATTGCCTTTGAGCGGTCAAGTCGGTCTAGTTCAGCTTGAGCGTTCAGCTTTTTCTTGTGGGCTAGACGTGCTTCGTCCTCCTTGAAAGTGATGCCCTTGGCAGCCAGCTCCAGTTCTTCGCGCCTGTAGGCGGCTAGCTGTTTTTCTGCAGCGGATTCCTTATCGAGAATCCCTAGCTCTGCAGCGTGACGCTTTTGAAGCTTACGAATCTCTTCGTCAATGGCCTCAAGGGCTGTACGATTCTTTTCGCGGATATACTTCATTTCTTCGCCATGTTGTTTGCGAAGTTCCTGCTGCTTCTCCCGGTAGCCCTTGATCACGTCCTTGATACCTTGAAGCTCGTCCTTCATGCTTTCCGCCGTTCCAGACATGAGGTCCGCCTGATCTGTCTTGACCTGCTTCAGTTCGCCACGATAAGCCTCCCAGTCGCCCTTCATTGACTCTAGAGCCACTCTCAGCTTCATAGGCAGGCCTTCCATCTTGAAGCCCCAGTTTTCGGCTTCGTCGCCGGCCTGTTTCATCGCTTCCTCATTGGCCTCAATCTGTTGATTCAAGGCAGACGTTTCGTCGCCGAGCAGGGCGGCTGCGCCCGCAGCGACACCCGCGGCAACGGCAGCACCAGCGATAACGATGTCCCAGCGACCTGTTGCTGCATTAAGAGCTTGTTGAGCTGCGTAGAGTAACCACGTAGCTGCAGTTTGGGCTACTGTGACGATCTTCCAGGTTTTCATTGCGGCAATGATCTGAGTGAAGTTCTGAACGATAGTCAGTCCAACAATCGTGGCTATAGCACCACCAAGCGCTCCAAAGACAGGAGCGAGCTGTTTGGCATTATTCGTTAAAGCCGTCAAGCCTTCTCCGACCGTATTAAGAGTATTGATCAGGAGCTGCATAGAGCCCGAAACAAGACCGCCAGTGACCTCGTCAACCCTGTTGATAAACGCCATAAAGCGGCCGGCCAGGGTCTCCAGTCCGGAGCCAATAGCTTCCATCTTTGCGGAGAAAGTTGCATCCATCCGCTTTGCAATATTGGAGAACGCGGTACCTTCGGCGGTCATATTCTTCAGGGCCTGAGAGACCTGGTCGTACCCAATCGCTCCAGCCTCGACCATGTCGCGAACCTCTTCGCCGGTCTTGCCGGTCACCTTGGCGAGTTCCTTGTAGATGGGAATACCCTGAATTGCAAACTGGTTCAGGTCACGAGTATAGGCTCTTTGGTTGGCAACAATCTGACCCATGTTACGGGACATGTTATTAATGTCGCCACCAGTAGCCGCGGCGACGACAGCAAGGCGCTCTACTTGGTCAATCGCGTCGCCGGTAGCAACACCAAAGCCCATCATCACCTTGGCACCTTTGGCAATCTCGGATGCAGTAAACGGTGTGGCCTGACCAATTTCAATGAATCTCTTGTAAGCCGCGCTTGCTTCATTTACGCTTCCAGTAAAGCCCTCCAGCTGCAGGAACAGGACTTCCATGTCCGCGCCAGTAGAGACGAAGTTCTTAATGCCGTTAACGATGCCGGAGAACGTTGCCTCGAGGACGCGAGCCTCAATAGCCGACTGGACAAGGGTTTTATTGAGGTTCCCAACTTCTTTCGTCGCCAGGTCACGAACCTGACCCTTTACGTTCTTGATTGCAGCGCTTACCTCGTCCCAGCTCTTTGTGATGGTCTTGGTGCCATCGTAATACTTCTTGGTATTGTCACGTAGTGCATTCAGGGCTCGGAGCTGACGCTTCAGTTCGCCTGGCGTTTTTCCGTACTCCTTGTTAAGGGCCTTATTGATGTCAACAACTTGCTGAGTCTCTTTCTTGATTACCTCTACTTCTCTTGCGATTGCCTTGCCATTCTCCATGACAAGTTGAACCTTTTTCTCCACCGGCTGCCCCAGAGAGGCAGAGAGATCATTGCTGATGCCCCTCACGCCCTTCTCGTAAATCTGGAAGAAAGCGTTAATCGAATCGATTGCCTGCTTATTGTCTACCTGCAGGTCAAAAATTAGCGGTTGTGGCACAGCGACAGCCCGAGTCTGGATTAGTTTTCCATAAAAAAAGAGCCCCGCAGGGCTCCTGTCTATTCTTTGAGAAGTATGCCGTAAGTTCCACGGTTACGGGCTTAGGAAATAGATTCAACCTCACCAGTTGCCTCTCCAACGCCTCCATCTTCAGTGATGGTAACCGTGTCACCAACTTCATAACCAGAACCGCCATCAGTGATGGCAATACCGAATATGTCTCCGTTGGCGGAAGTGGTTGCGGTGCCGGTAGCGTTGCCTGACAGCGTGATGGCGACACCTGAAGTAGAAGTTTCTTCAAACGGCGTCACAGTGGTGAAGTTGTACAGGGTGGCGATGCCACCCGTAGAACCTCCAGTCAGCTAATTACCAGTGTTGGCGTCCAGCTCAACGACGTAGCTGCCGTAACCGGTCAGGGTGCATTCCCAGGACACAATGGAAGACACTTCGTTAGACTCGGAATAGCCCATCAGGGTGCCGTAGCCATAAACGGTCTCGATAGTGCCGGTAGGACCCACACGAGCGATCTTGACACGCAGGGCATCAGCCACGGTGTTCTGCTCGGTCAGGCGCAGGATCTGGTAGCCGGCGTCCTTGAAGTCAGCGATGCCTGCCAGGGACATGGTCCAGGACTTGGTAGTAGCCACAGCCTGGTTGAAACCCTTGGTCTCGTCATCGTAGGTGTAGATGTCCTCAGAACCAGTGTCGGTCTCGAGGGATGCGGTGGTCAAGCCATACAGACGCACGGGCTTCATGGTGCCGTCGGTGGGCTCGGCCGCGGGGGTGGAACCCAAGCTGAACACGCCAGCGTCGTAGGTGATCTTTTCGTCCTGAGCGACGGTTTCGGTGATGTCAACGAAAGCAGTTGCTTCTGCAGCTACGCCGGCGGTGACGCCAGTGAAGGCGGTGTCAACAGATTCTGCCTTGAGGGGGATCAGATACAGATCGTACCCGAAGGCAGCGGAGAAGTTTGCCATATAGGAGAACGGACCTAGATCCGCATGAAGGTACCTCGGACCTTCTACGGCCCGTTATTACTATTCTTCCTAACCCCTCAAATCGAGATGATTGGGTTCTCAGAAGAGATCATCACTTTGTTCTGCACCAGGGCTCCTAGGCCGTCCACTGTTGCTACTGTTTGAACAGCCTTAGCACCCTGAAACCTCTGAAGCAGTCTTGCTGTGGCAGCATGAAGATCAGAGCCGGTAGAAGGTTCCCAGGCCACCAAGAACAGGCTCCATTCCGTCTGCACATCCAGAGAGCCCGTCAGGTACGCCCTTTGACTCATATTGCCGGTGTCTTGAATAATACACTCAACACCCTCAACCTTCCTGAGGGCGGGCAGGTCCTCGCCGGCAGAGACCACGGACAGGGCCGTCAGCGTCTGCCCTTTCTTGAACTTGTACGTTCCCAGCATGGAGACGAAAGTAGCATCTGCTGCCAGGGTGTCGTAGATGACTTGGGCAGAGGTTGGGAATGATTGTGCCATAGCCGCAAGAATCTACGTTCCTAGTATTCCTTTGGGTAAACTGAGTGTAGACATAACCACTGGAGGCCCCATGAAGCCGACGAAGAAACGAGTGAAACTCTCTCGTGGTAATGTTTTCTATATGATCTGATGCATTCCCCTCAGGATTACGCTCCCGTCTACGAGCGAGTTTCAGATTATCTTCACAACATGACTGCTTTAACACGCGGCGAAGCACGTCGCCAATGGCGCCAAAGCATCAAAGACGCTTGGAATAACCGCTGCGCCTACTGCGGCGCCACTCCAATTGTAGACGAAAGTCTTCAGCTAACAATTGACCATGTCCGCCCTAAGTCCAGTGGCGGCGAAGATAAGACTAGCAATTGCATCCCGGCCTGTCAGCGCTGCAACCAAGACAAGTCTAGCCAGGAATGGGTTGCCTGGTTCCGGATGCAGGACTTCTATACTATTGAGAGCGAGTGGCGTATCCGGCAGTGGCTGTCCGGAGGCATTCACGACTTCGCTCCCTACGACGAGGAAGACGCACGCATCGTAGACGAGTACGCCAACCGGATCATGGGAACCTGGCCTAGCGGGCCAAGGTAATCCCTTCCTCTGCAATGACCTTTGTGTGGATGTGGGGGACGGTCAAGACAACCTCCTCCCCGTTCTGCCCTCTAAAAGTTCTCGTCTGCATAGAGGCAGATTCCATAGCGATCAACATACCCGTCCAGCCGAACTGACCCCGGGTCGGATGCAAGAGCATCGCATCTTCGGCGATAAGAGCTGCCAGATGCGGCTCATAACTGGGATCAGCACCGCCGACAACCTCCTTGTAGCAGAACATTGCCCAAGAGGGTAACAGTCTTTTCTTGACGAGGCACAGCATAGCGCTGCCATAGTAATCCTCCGGACCGTTGACGCCACCAATAGGCTTATAGAACGAGAAGTCCTCATAAGAGTAACCCTTCTTGTTCTTCTTGGGATCTCGATCCTTATTAGCCAGAAGCGAGGAGACCATTGCTATTGGGCGCTCCACGTTGTGAAGATCCTCCCTGACAAGCTCCTGCCCCTTCGAGAAGGCAGCAAGAACGTAGTTATAAGGGAGGTTGGCGTATGTACCCAGCCGGAAGTCGGGATCCCCTGGGTACATTCGCTTCAGGCGCCAGAAATAGTCCTCGAATGGATGACTCTGCTCCTGGCCTAGCCCTTTCCCTCAGAATCAGCCTTGGGACCCTTTTTCTCGACAGAACCCTTCAGAGCCTCGACGCTCTTCTGGTCTTCCTGCATATAAAGCACGTACAAGGCATCCAGGAGGTCCGGATGGAGTGCGATTGTGTCTTCTGCGCTCCAATCCCTGTCGATACGACAGATAAGCATTGCAGTGGCAGCAATCATGCGCTGGCGATCCTGATACTCGGTCAGGCGAACCATTACAGCGCTGATCTTGTCGTTATACTTCATGAAATACTCCGGCTGGGTAGGAGCACTCATGTCAGAGAACACGCGATCAGGCTTGAGACCCTCTTGTTGCGCGATTTCGCGACACAGCATGAACATGTCGGTCATCGTAGTGTCGCCTTCCATGGCGCCCTGTACGATAGCCTTTTCCTGGACGGTCAAGTAGCCCCGGCGCTCAATCTCGATAATGCCGGACTCCTCAGTGCCAATTCGATCCTTGATTGGCTCGTATTTGGGCTCAATAACGAATGGTAAACCCTTTTTCTTCAGTGTCTTGGCCATGAGGCGCCATGAAAACTGCTATATGATACCTACGAGCCCGCTCCCCAGGCATCTTGGATTGCCTTTGTATATACGGCCTTGACATCATACCGCCCTTCCTGACCATCCGAGTCTCCAAGGGTGTACGTGATCCACGGCCGGGGAGGCAGGACGACAGTATCAGCATTCTTATTCCCGTAGGGCTGAATCACGCCACCGTCGTGCGTAATAGTAGCATAGGGGGCGTTGTAGGTGATCTTGGTCTTGGTTTGCGTTTTGCCGAACGAGGTTGCGATCTTCAGCGAGTCGCGCAAGCGCCCAGTGTCGATCAAACTGCGGGTTCCGCTGGTCCTCATCTGCCCACCCCGGCTCAGATAGTTGTATTTCGGGTTGAATGGTCCCCAGATAGCCTGACTCATCGACTTGTCAAGCTCCACTGGAAGCTGTTTCTCTACATCAGAGCTACCCTTGAGGGCTCCTTTTGTAATCGCACCGGCAGCCGCTTTTTGTTCTTTCTTGGACTGCGTAGGATCCGCCTTGACCGACGGCATCTTGAACTTAAAAGAGAAGTCGTACTTGCCTTGCATCAGTTCTGCAGCTCCCCGCCGGTAATTTGAATCTCGACCCCACCGATCTCACTGTAGATGATCGTGTCGATTCCCTGGCCGCCAAAGGTGCCGCTAGAGCGCTGAATCTTAGCTGCAGGCATAATCGGGTCCTGACCGAAGCGGAAAGGGCACTCCTGGCCCGTAGAAAGCCAATCATACTGCGTTGTGACCTGTTTCCACGCCAACCCAGCCTCGTCAGACGTCTCCAGGTCCCACGTAGCAGGTACTTCTACCCACTCCAGGGCGTATCCGCGGTAGTAAAACTGGTCACCAGAGGCACCAGGCATCATTTCGCCATCAAGCTGAGATGCCAACGGCAGTGCCTTGGAACCCGAAGACACACCAGAGTATTGAGCACGCTTGATAAATAGCTTGACCAGGTAAGCGTTGGCATCGCTGGTTACCCATCGGCCACCCACCTGAGTCACAGTACCTTCGTCAGGTACCAGAATGCGGGCGTTCTCGTATGGGAGCAGCGGTGAAGCCATGGTTGTCCGTCCTGGTCACAGTAGTCTTCCCATAGAAAAAGGAGGGTCACCTCAGCTTCCCTCCTCTCCGCTACGCTACGTTCCGTGTCGCTAGCCTCGCTGCGCTCAGCTCTGCTCAAAGGACATCTGTAAAATCATCCTAAACAGTTGTTCTTTGATGTAACGTAATTGCTCTTGTTCTTCAGCTGGTCTTGCTGGTGAACCCGGCCATAGCCTAATCGCTTCACTGACTGCATAATACAGAGTTTTAATCTCTGAATCATTCATCCTAACTTCAAAACCAGCGATATCGTCGTTCATTTGCGACAACGTGCGCAGGACTCAATTTCGCCTTGCAGGTACTTCGCATACGATGCATTCATGACAGTAAAGTCATTACAACCCTTACACCATACCTGGCATGTATCGCTATGTTTAGCGAGTTCTGCCATCAGGTTATTGATCTCAGGGCTGTTCTCAGGATGAGAGGACATAAGGATTGTGCCAACTTGATACAGTATACCGTCAAGAACGAATCAAGTTAGCGGTACCGTACCCACCATTACCATCAGGCAACATGCCACCAAGGCAAGAGCAGAATGCAAAATAACGAGCGATTTCCATACGGATCTTGGCCTTCTCTTGGCTGGTACCAGAAATACCACCATTTACAACTTCCCATTCCAGTACATCGGCCTTAACCAGTACCTTACCCTCAGTATCACCCAAATTCTGCCCAGATTCTGCCTGGTCAGCTGCTTCATATTCATCCAATAATGCACGAACACGTAATACAGCCTCAGGACTCATATCCTCCAGCTGATTCATGCAGTTCTGTACACAATCAATCGTATATGTGCCAAATGGAAGCATCAAAGCTTCAATGACCCTTAGATCATCACCCGCTTCCCAATTACCAGAAGTATCCAAAGCCATGATCGGCATAATATGAGGTCAATACTAGGGTTCCATCGGGTATAATGAGTAGTAATAGGCCCCCTTGCAGCTCCAAAACCGTGCTTCAATATTCCCTAGCATTGTTATTGGCAGTAAGATGCCGCCAGAAAGAAGCAACCCTCCAGTTATTGGCCCAAATTTACCATAAAATGGAAGAAGATCAGGGCAAACAGGTCATGAATAGACTGATCTACCTCCTGGAACCCCAAGAAAGAGACTGGATGAAGGGATTAGCTTAGCAATCCCCTCTGGGGTAGATGAACCCACTGGTCGGTCGCGGTGGAGGCCCAGGGCCAGGTCCATCACCACCACTAGCCAGCCCCATCGTCACGACGCCGCCAATAAAGGGGCGGACAAACCCAACAACCTCCAGCTGTTCCATCGCAATAGTC